ATTTGCCCGGCCACTTGGCGATATGCCTCGAGGTCGGAGATCTGTGGTTTGAATCGAACCACCGGTCGTTCCCACGCTTTGAGAGATCGTCCGCTGAACGAGCCATCCTCATGCACGGAAATCGCCGTGTTGGCGACGTCCATCGAGAGAAGCTCGAACTTGATCGGGGACTTGGTCTCCTCGGCGATCGGCTTCACCCGTGGAGCTTTGGTCTTGGCGGACCTGATGTCCACGTTATTGCGTGGACGCTTGATGTCTTCTTTTGCCATGATTACCTCGTTGTTGACTTAAACAGGTGCTTGATGTTTGGCCAAATGTCGTCGGCCGGTATGGTCGAAACCAATTCATCGAGCAAGTCGGGAGAAACGTCCTTGGGATCTACTTTGTAGTAGAGAACGTTCGGATCAGCGCGAACCATCGCGTCGATATCGGTGAATCGATGCATACGCGCTAAACCACGCGCTATGACGATCGGGTTTACACCGATGTGTTTCATCACTACCTCTTCGTAGATTTTGTTCAAATCGCGGAAGATCGGCGAAGCCGAATAGGTGTGATATCGAGCAAGTACTCCCTCCGCATAGGCGACTGGATCTTGCCTATCTATCGAGTCTTCACGGCAAAGCGCGTTGACCACGTACGTTACAGGATTGGGGTAAGCTTTACGCTCACCATTTTCCTTGCAGAATACGTCACCCAGATAGATCACTGGTTGCTCGGGTTCGAGCACCACATACGGTGAAGTTGCTTTCATCAACTTCTGTGCCACGTAGTGGATGTTGGTCAGGAAGGCAGCATCGTCGGACATGTCCAGCAATGCGTGGTCACGATTCCTACCCTGAAGCAGAGGCTCCAGATCAGCGGGTGAGAACAGTGCCCCCACGTCGCGGTATAGGATCGTGTAGACGAACGTCATCCACAGTTTACCGACGTCCGGGTTAATGGCAATCCCGGATGGAAGACCTACGTGCTGGTTAAAGCTCGTAGGTTCCAGGGGGTCGCCACCAAAGACCGGATTGTATTCGGCCGCTGTTTCACGCCACGGTGGTGGTACCACATAAGGCGATTGGAACATACGTCGAGCTAGCTCAACGACACGTTCGTCCCAGTACAAGTTCAGCTCGTTGAACATGAATTCGGTGAACCAGCGAGGGATCATCTTGTCCATGGTTTTGACGTCCGAGCCGACGACATACTTGTACTTCGCGATCTTTCTCTCTTTGTCGAGTCTATCACGTGTTTTATACGTAAATTCGAATCGGTTCAGATAGATTTCGCGATTGCAACCGACTACCGCCGTGAGGAAGTAGTTGGCTGGGCCAGACATGCCGAAAACGTCTCGACGACGCATAGCAAAATGTCCTTCAATCAGCTGACCGTGCTGGTTGTAAACATTCATGTCCGCCATTGTCTTACCGGAGTAAGACCCCTCACGAGCTTCGAGCTCCGTGGGTGCAGTGCGCGGCTTCGAGGTGAACTTCCCGTCTTTGAGGACGATTCGGTTCGGCTGTTGACGCTCGTTGATCGAGGCGATCAACAGAGTATCATACATCTCGAGGCAGCGAGCGAGACCGGCCCTCTTACCGGTCACATCTTTCAGGAAGTCATCACAGTTCTCGATGATCCTGAAAGCAGCGAGTTTCTTGTACTGCACGTCATTCGTGAAGTACGGAAAACCCGACGACGCTTGTTTGCGAATGTGTAGATTCGCTGGTGCCGCATTGCCGAAGAAGAGCCTCATGAGCTCTTTGAGCCAGGGAACATCTTGTGGCCGAATGTTGTTGGCCAGCTTGTTCGCCTGTATCAGGTCAGCATTATCGGACACCGGAATCGGGAGAGGATCCATGCCGTAGCCGGAAATGTTCCGCAGATTGTAGAAATCCGATGGAACACCGTTTGCACCGGCGAATCCCTCAGCGTCGAATGACGCCGGAAACTCGCGGGTGTAGATTTCGGCTAATTCCTCCTTGATCAGGAGTGCTTCTTTATCCATGGAGTACAGGTAGTACTCGCTGGACTTGGCACGATCCAGATACACATCGTCTCTGATTTGACGAGCGTCAGCGAACGTCCTGGGTAGTAGAGCGTTGGCTCTCGGCTGTCTGCTTCGTGTCAGCCAGCGTTTTGCGCCGGCTTGAGCGAACAGATAGTCTAGCTTCTCAGGTATCTGCATCGTCAGTGTCCGCCGGAGGGGGGGGCAAACGATCCATCTCATCTGGATTGAAGTGAATCGGTGCTCGCGCAGCGGGATCGCCGGTCCGTTTGCGCTTGTTCAGTTCCCAAGGCGTTGTGTCCTTGGTGCGCTGGAGAGCGGTCACGTATCGATCCATTGCCTCATCGACTGATGGCCAGTCGACGGTGCGCAAACCGATCGAGCGACGTGCGGTATCGAAGAGCACGTCGTACTTTGCGCCTGGGAGCTCTGTCAGCACGTAGATCTGCTTCCGCGTTTGAAGCGAATGCCATGCCCGATCGAGCGCCATGAACTCTGGCCCAGACAGAGGGATGAACGCGAATCCGTTTTCGGGAGTTACATCGTCCAAGTACTTCAACCGACTCAGAAGTGAGCCTGATGGTATGTCGGCCTGAGAGAATTCATTCGGCAGAGGAGCATCCAAGGGAATGACGAAAGCTGCTTTGCGCAGCTCAGCTTCACCGACACTCAGTGCTAGATCCTCGTTGGGAACACGTCGCGTGTCCATCTCTTCGTTGTCAGTCATCTCAATTCCTTAAGGCTTGTTGAACCTTGGTGAGGATGAGGTGTTGCCTCACCGCGTTAATTAACTCATCCAAAGAAACTTGTCCTTTGGCAGCTCGCTCGATGTCCTCGAACGAGTATCCGACCGTCAGTAGGTCGGCGACGGCTCGTTGGAACCGTGGTGCATGCGAAGGTCGAATGCCGTGGGTGTCGGCAGCGACAATAGCATTTAGCATCTGACGTTTGGCTTTGCTAGCTTCTGGCATCTTCCTTGATTTCTAGTTTATCCTTGATGATGTCAGTTGCTGTCCGATGGTGCAAGTAGTAGATCCACTTGTTCCGGACGTGAGCGTACCAGCAATCATATACCGTCCCTAGGCGGTACTTGATTTGTTCCTCTTGGGTGAGTAGGACGTATGCGTCTTTAAACTCGTGAGGAGCAAAGCAGCCTCGAACACCGTAGAGCCGGCTTAAGGCTTCGTCGATGGCCGATTTGGTCAGTGTGCCTGTGCCGCCCAACCAGGGGAGACGCCCCTGCTCGTAAACGCGTCTCAATACTCCACCTGACATTCCTTCCGGAATGACATGTCTAGCACGAATAGCGATGTTGTGACTTTTGGTCACGGCTAGGTACGTGTAAACACTAGTCACAATCTCATCATGTTCCATGATATCGATGGACTTGTATTTTAGTAACGCGCCTGTCGTCGATTTCATTCTTGTTTCCCTTCGGATCTTGCCAGGATGGCCAGAAAGGCCGCGATTTCACGCTCTGTAGGTGCGTAACAGCTTTTGACTGCGTCGTTCTTACGATAAGCGTCTGAGAATGCAATCTTGGTCAGCTTTTGGCCGAATTGATTGCCACTATTAATCGCCTTAAGATGGGCGATTTCATAGTTTTCGTAGGCAAGAGTGAGGATTGTCATCTCGCGCCTCATGTTTTGGAATTCGAGATCAGTCATTACTTTACCTTTATGCGAATGAATTCGCAGATGCCGACTACGGCGAAACCGACAATGTAAGACAAATAGATACACGAATCTATAGAGAGATCAAACATGGAAACTCCTTAAGTTAAACAAATACCATTGTCGTGCCTTTCGCTCTAAGCTACGGGTCGTACATTCTGACCGTCTTCAACAGTTGGTCAATCGCCATGGTGGGCGGTAGGACACTAG